AAACCTTTTTCTACTGCGCCCCGACCTACCGGATGGCGAAGGACATCGCCTGGAAGGCCCTAAAACGCCTTGTCCCTAAGGTCTGGATCAAGTCAAAGAACGAAACCGACCTGAAGATCGAACTGGTCAACGGCAGCACCATCGAACTCAAGGGCACCGAAAACGCAATGGCCCTCCGAGGCCGAAGTCTGTCCGGCGTGGTACTTGACGAGGCCGCGTTCATGGACCCGGAGGTCTGGTTCGAGGTCATCCGCCCCGCCCTCGCAGACAAACAAGGCTGGGCCCTCTTCATCTCCACTCCGGACGGCACAGCTAGCTGGTTTTACGACCTCTGGTGCTACTGCGAAGAGGAGGATTCCGACTGGGTCCGGTGGCAGTTCACCACCATCGAGGGCGATAACGTCCCACCGGAAGAAATCGAGGCGGCCCGTGGCCAACTCGACCCCCGAACATTCCGCCAGGAATTCGAGGCCAGCTTCGAAAACCTCTCGGGCTTGGTCGCGGTCAGCTTCTCGGACGCCAACATCGACTCGATTGTCCAAGACCTGCCGATTGTCCCGCTGCTGGTGGGCGTGGACTTCAACATCGACCCAATGTCCGCGATCTGCGCGGTGAAAAAGGGCGACGACCTGTGGGTCTTCGACGAAATCATCATGACCGGCGGCGCCACCACCTGGGATCTGTGCGAAGAAATCCAGCGCCGTTTCGGCGTGGAGCGCCGGATCATCGCGTGCCCGGACCCAACCGGCGGTGCCCGCAAAACCAGCGGCGTTGGTGCGACCGACCACAACATCCTGCGAAAGTCCGGCTTCAAGGTCTCCAGTCCTCGCGCCCCCTGGAAAATCCGCGACAAAATCACCTGCGTCAACACCGCACTACTCGACGCATCGGGCAACCGCCGCCTCTTCATCCACCCGAGATGTAAAGATTTAATAAAATCCCTCCGCACTCTGACCTACGCGCCCAACACCGGCCTCCCCAACAAAAATCTCGGCGTGGATCACGCCTTCGACGCCCTCGGCTACATGTGCCTCCAGGTCTTCAACCTGGCCAAACCAGAAACAATGAAGTCCACCGATTATCGTGTGTGGTAGCACTGGAGCACCGATGGCCAAGAAACCCACTAAGGCCCAGCAAAAAGTCTCCAAGGTGATGCGCGAATACGACAAGGGCGAGCTGCATTCGGGCAGCAAAAAGGGCCCGGTGGTCAAGTCACGCAAACAGGCCATCGCCATCGCCATGAGCGAGGCCGGCATGAAAAAACCCACCAAAAAGCCCAAGAAAAAATGACCATCCACACGTACCAGGGATATCCAACGTATATCGAGGTCGATGCCGACACCGGACTGACCGAGGTGACATTTACGTTCAAAACTCCCCGTGAGGCGCCACTTTTTGCGGGATTTATGGGCAATGTCTTCACTGGCGTGGAAGTTTTGGTCGATGTAGACGGCGACATCGAGGAGGACGGTGATGACGATTGAGTATCGCGGCGAGAAATTCTCCGGCTACAACAAACCCAAGCGCACCCCCGGCCACGCAAAAAAGTCCCACGTCGTACTTGCCAAGGAAGGCGACACGGTGAAACTTATCCGTTTCGGTCAGCAGGGCGTGTCTGGCTCACCAGCACAAAAAGGAGAATCAGCAGCGGACAAGGCCAGAAGGGCATCATTTAAGGCCAGACACTCAAAAAATATCGCAAAAGGCAAAATGAGTGCCGCGTGGTGGTCGAGCGTGACCAAATGGTGACTATTTCTCCTGTTGATGAATCCAGGTCTTGAGTTCCGCGACGTACTGGCGCATTTCATGCGCTTTAGCGGCGTGCCAACCATTCCCGGTTTGTCTGTATAGCTCCCCGTGACGGTCTATCGCCATCAACATCTGATGGATTAGCACGTTCCACGGCGCCCGGACAGGTGTATTCCACTCGCGCATCGTAAAGACGCCGGGTTTACTGTCAAAATAGGTAAGAAGTAGGAGTCAAACCGTGGTGTACAGCGCCAACATTCCCCCAACTGGCGCTGTCGTCAGCGAGTCCCCGTTTGTCCGGTCCTTGGAAGTAATCGGCATGATGCCGGACTGGAAGGTCATGGCTGCCGTAACCAACGGAACCAATTATCTCCGCGACCAAGCCGAGCTGTATCTTCCGCAGGAACCCCGCGAAGACGACACAGCTTGGCAGGCCCGCATCGACCGCAGCGTTCTCTCCCCCTACACCAACCGTCTAATCGAAACAGCGGCTGGCGCAGTCCTCCGCAAACCCATCCACATCGAGGGCGACCCGTACTGGACCGAACTGGCACAGAACATCGACGGAATCGGCTCCAGCATCAACGAGTACGCCCGCCGTGCGTTGGTAAGCAGCCTGACTTACGGCCACAGCGCCATCCTGGTCGATTTCCCGGCTGCCACTGGCGCAATCAACCTGGCGGAAGAGCGTGCAATGGGCCGCCGCCCGTACTTTGTCCACGTCGATGCCACCCAAATCTGGGGTTGGCGTAAGGATGCCACCAACCGACTGACCCAAATCCGGATCCACGACTTCGAGTACCAGCCGCTAAACGAGTTCGGCGAGGAGCAGGTCGAAGTAATGCGCGTCATCTACCCGGGCCGGTACGACCTGTACACCCTGGGCCGCAGCACCGAAACGGTAGACCTGACCGAGTCGGGCGGCTTCAGCCTGAACACCATCCCAGTGGTGCCGATTTATAGCAACCGCCGGGGTGTTTTGATCTCCCAGCCCCCCTTGCTGGACATTGCGAATCTAAATATCACGCACTACCAACGTCAAAGCGACCTTATCCACGCCCTCCACATCGCGGCAATGCCCACCCTGGTCCTTGAGGGCTGGAATTCCGACAGTAGTGACGCCACCCTCGGCGTGAATTACGCCCTGGGCATGGAACCGGGCCACAAGGCTTATTACGTCCAGTCCGATGCCACCAGTTTCGAGGCGCAGATGGCCGAACTCCAGAGTCTGGAGGGCCAAATGTCCACGTTGGGCATCACCAAGTTGTTCGGCCAGAAGTTCGTGGCCGAATCTGCCGAGGCCAAGCGCATCGACCAAGCCCAAGCCAACAGCGTCCTCTCGATCATCAGCCAAGAACTGGAGTCCTCGTTGAACCAGGCCTTCGCTTTCGCCGCCCAATACGTGGGCATGGAGCCCCCGGAAATCACAATCGACCGCGACTTTGATTACTACCGCCTGATCGGCCAAGACATTGCAGTCCTGGCCAACCTCAACCAGATGGGCAAGATCAGCGACACCACGTTGCTGGAGATCCTGCGTCGTGGCGAAATCCTCCCCGACAACATCAATGTCGAGGAAGAAAGCGAAGCCATCGGCAAAACCGCCCTCGAACTTACCGAGGAAGCGGTCACAACCGAAGAACCCGACTCAGAGTCCAATACAATGACGGAATCGGAGGTTTGATGACATGGCTGTATATCCAGGCACGTATAACATCAGCCTCCAACGTCGCGCCGACTACGTTGTCGCCCTCCAGTTCAAGGACAGCACTGGCACGCCCATCAACTTGACCGCGTGGACGGTGTATTCCCAGGTGTGGAATCGTGACCGCAGCACGAAATTCGCAGATTTCGCCGTCACCTACACCAACCGCGCCACCGGCCAAGTCTCAATCGCACTAACCGACGTCCAGACCACGACACTCCCCGACGAGTGTTATTACGACGTCTTGCTGGAGAATCCTTCCGGCCTACGTGAGTATTACTTGGAAGGCACTGTGTACGTCTCCGAGGGCTACACAGCATGAACACGGTAAGTATTGACGACGCCTACAAGACAGTTGTAGTCACCGAGGGCGCGGGTGAAGTAACCGTCATCACGGCCCCCAGTCCTGCGGTACTGGTCGAAACCACAGGTCTCGGCCCCCAGGGCCCCGGTGGTGTGATCGGCCTGTACGGCAGCTTCATCGACACCACCGACCAACCACTCGTCAGTACGGCAGCCCCCCAAGCCGTCCGCCTTGGCACAACCCTCGAAAACCGAGGTATTGCCATCACCTCGAACAGCCGCATCACGTTCGAGCTGGCCGGCACCTACAAAATCCTCGCTTCTCTCCAAATCACCAACCTCGGCAACGTCATCTCGGAAGTAAACATTTTCTTCCGCAAGAACGGTAGCGACCTTGCTAACAGCAACACCCGTATTGACCTGGAGCCCCGCAAGTCGGTCGGCACGCCTTACCACGACTGTTTTGCGATTGAGTTCCAGCTAACTGTTGCTGATAACGATTACGTCGAAATCTGGTGGGCCGCAACGCACCCGGACATCACACTAGAAACAATCCCGGCGGATGCGATCCATCCCCAGGCTCCTAGTGCCATCGTGAACGTGGCGCAGGTCATGTACACCCAAGCCGGTGTACCGATTGGTGGCGCAACCGGCGACATTCTCGTCAAGTCCTCGGCCACCAACTACGACACCGCCTGGACCGATGCTCCGACGGTAGACAGACTCGGCCTCGATACCACCGCCGCCGAAACAGTCTCCACCGGCCAAATCGCCTGGAACGCCACCGAAGGCACCATCGACGTGGGCCTTCTGCATGGCACGGTCAACCAAGTCGGCCAGGAAACCCAACTCCTGTGCAAAAACACGACTGCCAGCACCACCATCTCCGACGGCATGGGGGTGATGTTTACCGGCGCCGACCCTGTAACGCTGCGCCTTGAAGTGCAGCCGATGCAGGCCAACGGTAGCTTGCCTGGTTACGTCTTTTTCGGTATCGCCACCCAAGACATTGCACCTGGAGCTGAAGGGTATATCACCACGTTTGGCAAGGTACGCGGCCTCAATACGAGCGCCTACCCCGAGGATTCCATCCTCTGGTGCGACCCAGTAAACCCAGGCCAGTTTGTACTGACAGAGCCGGTAGCTCCCAATTTGAAGATCGCGGCCGCTGCTGTTATCAAGTCACACGCGACCGATGGCGTGATCATGGTCCGGGCCGAAACCGGCCAGAACCTGAGCGACTGCCACGACGTTGAAGTCGATACAGCCGAAGACACCAATTATCTTGGTTGGTCCGAGGACATGCAGCATTGGATGCCGCTGACAGTTCCCAATGCTGCCCCCCGCAGCATCACCATTGCTGGCCCTCAAATCGGAGACAGCTTCACGCTATTCCGCACCACCCGCTCAACCACAATCACCAGCGCGGTTGCACTGGTATCCGGTGGATCGGTCACCTACGAACTGCGTTACGCCGCAGATCGCACCACGGCAGGCACACTTGCAACAGTGAGCGACACCGTAACCAACACCACCACAGGCGATGCGGCCACCGTACAAAACCAACCGATTGCCGCAAGTCGCTACGTCTGGGTAGAAATTACGGATGTAACTGGGACGGTAGATGAGTTCAACTTGTCGGTTGCGTTCTGATCTAGACTGGTGTCACACGAAAGCCCCGTAAAGGTTCATGGCAACCTTCAATAAGTTCAACTCCTTTGTGGAGGCGCTGGCCGAGAAGGTCCATAACCTTGGCAGCGACACGCTGACGGTGGCGCTCAGCAACACGCTGCCAGTCAACACCAACACGCAGCTGAGCAACATCACGCAGATCAGCTACACCAACATCCAGAACGGCACCACCACAGGCCGCAACCTGGCTGGCGTGACCTCGGCGCAGACCAGCGGCACCTACAAGTTGGACGCAAACGATCTGGTGCTCACCGCCACAGGCACGGTGCCCACGTTCCGCTATGTGGTGCTGTACAACGACACCGCCACCAACGACGAGCTAATCGGCTGGTATGACTACGGCGCAACCGTTGACCTGCTGAACGGCGAAACCTTCACGATCACCTGGGATGCTGCGGGCATCTTGACCCTGGCCTGATAACTGACACGGAGGCAGGACCATGGCTGTAGCCCATAGTGCTGCCTCGGAGTCCCATACAGGGGCAACAGGCTCAAGCAACCAGGCGGCGTTCTCGTGGACGCATACACAAACGGGCACACCTCAGGGTGTGGTCGTTTTTGTGTCCACCTTTGTCAGCAACGCTGACTTAATTACCAGCGTCACCTATGGCGGCGTGGCACTCACCCGACTTGCGGGTGGTCTTGCCCTAGACAACGCTGGTGAGACTGGTCGGCTTGACACGTTTTTCCTAGGCGCAGGTCTTGGTACCGGCAACCAGACCATCACGGTCAACCGGACCAACAACGCCACGGTGATGTATGCGGCGGCGGCCACGGTCACCGCTGGCGCCAACACCGCAGTCCCCACACAAACCATTGTCCTACTGCAGGGTGATGGCACCCTGGCGGCCCAGACCGTTGATGACACGTCACCAGGGCAAAACAGTGTCCGTTATGCCGGCACCTACTCCGGTCTAAACACACCACCAACAGCCGGTACGGGCAGCACGCTGCTTAACTCAATCGACATCGGCAACTACGGCGCGGCGCTGGTGCGCGAGACGACTGCCGGCCAGGGCGCCCGGAACGTCGGCTTCACTGGCGCCACGGATGACCGTGCGGCAGTCCACCTCGCTATCCGCGAGTTAGTCCCCCGTAGTCTCCCGCAAACAGTCGTCAGTTTCACGCTGACGGGCAACCCGGCGGACCTAGTAGAGGCCAGCCCCAAAGTCATCGAGCCGGTCGTCGGTGCATTTGCACTGACCGGCAATCTGGCTGATCTACGCCACAACCCCGACCTTGAAGCGGTCACTGGCACCTTTGCGCTTAACGGTCAACTCGCCGACACGCGCCACAACGTCCGAATCACCGCAGAGACTGGCGCGTTCAGTTTCACGGGCAACCCGGCAACATTTACGAAGGCCACACCAAAGGCCATTGCGGCAGATCGCGGCCAGTTCACGCTGACCGGCAACGACGCAACGTTACGCCGTAATTACGCAATCACCGCCGAGGTTGGCACCTTTACGGTCACCGGCCAACCTGCGACGCTACGCCACAACCCCCGAATCGAGGCAAACACTGGCGCCTTCACCTTCACGGGCGGCCAACCATCACTGTTGCGCGGTCGCTACCTAAGTGGTGGTCGTGGCGAGTTCACCGAAACAGGCCAACCTGCCACCTTCCGTCGGACGTGGGCACTTGGCGCCAATGCCGGCACGTTCCTGCTGACGGGCGAACCCGCCGCTCTGACCGAGATCGGCGCCTATGAGATCGACCCGATCCTCGGCACCTTCAATCTCACCGGCCAACCGCCCCAACTGGCACAAAGCCAGAGCCTTCCGGTCACCGCCGGTCAATTTACGCTTACCGGCCAACCCGCAACCCTCAAGCAAGGATATGTCCTTGTTGCTAACGCCGGTCAATACCAACTCACAGGCAACCCGGCAACCCTCACCCAGGGTTATCGCGTAACCGCAGACCGTGGAGCATTTGCCCTCACCGGCAATCCAGCAACACTCACGGTAGGTCGCGCTGTAGCAGCCCAGACGGGTGCGTTCACGTTCACCGGCAACCCGGCCACCCTCACCGAGCAGGCAACGACGCAACTAAGCGCCGCCACTGGCGCATTTACCCTGTCTGGCCAACAGGCCACTTTCCGCGTTACCAGGGCACTAACAGGACAGACCGGCATATTCACCTTCACGGGTAACAACGCCATATTCACGGAGGCCGGAGACTTCCAACTTCCTGTGGATACTGGAGCGTTCATCCTTACCGGCCTATCCGCAACGCTGACCAAAACCAGCACGGCACGACGCCGTAATGTACTGATCTTCTAGTTACTGCGGCTTTCACTGTAGTATTAGATCGGTAACTCAAGTAAGCAACTCGTGTCCGAAAACCAGACCCCGGAAGTCACTCCTGTGGATGGCGCTTCCCAACAGCCTGTGGCTGCCCCTGGTACACAAGACCTCACCGGTCAAATCGAGGCTCTCCGTTCCAAGAACGCAGAACTGATTGCCGAGCGCCGTAAGGACCGCGAAAACCGCGAAACCCTGCAACAACAGCTCGACGAGTTGCGCATCGCCCAGGAACAGGCCAAAACCACAAAACTCGCTGAATCCGGCGAGTACAAAACTCTGTGGGAAGAGGC